AGCTGTTTCCTTGCCCAGTTCGTCAATTTCTTTTGTTGTTTTATTGATATCAGTCTGCGCATTATTCATGGCTATTCTTAGATTGCTCATGGACTTTGCATTAGCATCCTGATTTATCGTTGACTTTTTAACCTCATTTGCAAGATCGGCAACCTTTGAAGATTGTTCCTTATATTCCTTGGATGTTGTTCCAAGACTCTTTTCAATCTCAGTTAGCTTTGTTTTTTCGGAATCATAGGTTTTAATTAAAGCCTCGTGTTTCGCTGTTTCTTTGCTATACTGGCTTTCCATGTTGGAATATTGACTTTTAAGCGTACTTAATTTGTTTTTCTGCTCATCAAGTTTTTGATTAAGCACATTTTCTTTCGCTGTCAGTGCTTCTACAGATTTATCATTTTGTGAATACTCACTTGCTACAAGCTTCATCTGTGAACCTACCTCTTTAAGGTTCTGTGATATCTGTTGAAGCGCTTTTTTATATTCTGATTCACCGGTAAGTTTTACCGCTCCTCCAAAACCAGGCATTTATATTCCTCCTTAAAACCAATCATCCTCTTTAAAAGCCATCTCAGAAGCTTTAGCATAGGTTGTTCCGGTCTTGTATAACATCATCTCGTTATCCCACAAGTTTTTGTAATTTTGATATAACCTGTAAAACATTGTTAAAGTCATTCTTCCAACTTCTTTAAATGTCAGGTTTAATTTTATTTTCCCGATTAAATAAAACCATGAAAAATCTATCGGTTCATCTGATTCATCATGGATTACTCGTTTTTTTCCGGGTTTTGAATTGACTGAGTTGTAATTTCTTTTAACAACTCAGCTAATGCGCCGATGTCCGAAACCATTCGGCCAACCTGTTTATCAGTAACAAAAGGCACATTAGTACCTTTTTCATCATTTTCAATGTCAATAGCTTCATTTATCATTTCTCTGAATGTGAAAATCAGAGCTTTAAGATCAGGAAAAGCTCCTTCGCATTCCACTTTATCAGCCCATACTTCAACCGTTCCGTATTCTTCCTGAATTGATTGCATTACGTTTATGTTGAAGATAACAGGATATTCTTTATCTTTAAATTGGACTTTCTTCATTACATCTTTCATCTCATTATCATCCTCCAATTATTAAAGGGAGTGCGAACGCACTCCCTTACTTATATAGTTGTGCGACGTCGCACAGTTTTTTAAGGTGTCGGTGCAGCCATTAAGCCTTCAAGATATGCAACTGCTGCTGCCTTATCATCAAACGTTTCTGTCTCGGACCAGTCGCCATTTGCTAATGCAGCAACCATTCCTTCAAGTGTCGATGTTGCAAATTCGAGATTTTCACCTTTAGTATTTGCTTCCTGTGTCGGCTCCGAGAATTTTACTTTGTAGAGGAACTCTACTCTGTATTTATAAAGGCCGCCAATCATCTTTGTTACAATGTGGCCAAAGCCGACATAAGGTGCTGTATCATTTGCATTACGTTTCATTACTCCCTCTGTTACCGTATGGCCGAGCAATGCTGCCATAGTTGCCTGATCCTCATCATCGATTCCGATTGTTACTGTTCCTGACTGGAATGTTGTATCACTTTCGGAAAGAACGTTGTCCGCAAACAATTTAGCTGAATTGGTTGTGATTGATACGTTACATGAAATAGCTCTTGCCGGTTTCTTTGCGCCGTCATATGAAGGCGTACCATCTGTAGCTTCAGTCAATATAGCATATCTGAAATTATCTAATCCAATTTTTGCCATTTACTCTTCCTCCTTAAAATGTGCAAAATTTAATGTTTTATGGTAAAAGCCCGTCTCAGGTTCAAACATATCAATTGACGACCTGGAAGGCTGATACACAAAATCATTTTCCTTAAGTATCCTTTTTAATTTGCTGATTATCTGGTTAAAATTGCCCTTGGAATATACATCAAAATCGTAATATGTAACATAGGCCATAAGCTCATTATCCGCAGATAAAGAATTATCTTCGTCTTGCTCCTGGTATGTTACATATTGGTCTTCATGACCGTTGTATATTAAAAAATTAACCGGAATATTAACACCGTCCACTTGAAAATCCCTTAAAATACTTTCAATTAACTCATTCATCAAGTAATCCTCCGCTTGCTTTCTTTTGCGCTTCAAGCATTGCCTTTTCAATCTTTGACTTATTAAAAGCCTTACGAAGAAAAGGCTGTTTCGGGAAAGGTGCATTAGAACGACCGTATTCAAAGACATTGGCTATAAGCGGCGCGGGTACGACTCTTCCTTTTTTATTTTTGAAATAGCCGTAAAAACCTGCTTTTGTGTTTATGCCATCATCTGAAGGTGTCCTATATACACGTGTGACTTTAATACATTTAACGATTTCAGAATCTTTAAGCGCCTGCGGCAGATTAGAACGTATCTCATTTGCCGCGGCCTCGGCACCTGCTTTTGTCATAGCTCCGAAAATTTCCGTTGTTGACTCATAGATTTTTTTAAAATCTTTCATTATGTCGTCGGGAAGTTCCATTATAAACTGTGCCATCAGTGAGTTATCTCCTTACACTGCATTTCCAACTCAACATTTTCTTCATTAACATTGTTTAAATACTCTATCGAGTATCTTTTATCTTTAAAAACCACAATCATATCTCTGTTAATTTCCGCTTTTGGAAAGCGGATTGTAAAGTTGGTTAATGCTTTTTCAAAGTCTGAATCGTTCTTGATTATCGTCATTCCCTTCGTTGTTTTTACTGAAGCATACGTCTCAACAACCAACTCTCGGACTTCCGTTTGGAAGCCCTCAGTGTCGGTTTGTATGGAGGTCCGATAAATCTTTATTTTCCGGTTGTATTTGCCTGCATTTATCATAATAAATTCACCGCATGCAAATTAAGGATTGATTCAACCGTGCGATTCACGTTTGATTTATCAACGTACATCGCGCGGTTGTCCCACATATCCTGACAAAGTATCAAAACAACAATCACAAGGTCAGAATAAGCATCTAAGTCTTTATCTGCCAAGCCCGTGTAGCTTTTGATATATTCCTTAGCAACCCTAATCAGCGTATTTATTGTATTTGTTTCGTCAGCATCCGGAGAATCGAGGCGGATATAATCCGCCACATCCTCGAACGTAATATCACTGACTTTTAAAATGTCCTGCATATAATCACTCCTCGCGATTATTCGTCTTTTTTGGCCTTTTTCTTTTTCGGCTCTTCTGTTTTTTCTGAAGCAACCTCAACAATATAACCGGCGTCAAGCAGGCTTTCGGCGAGAGACTTTTCAATCTCTCGCACTTCACCCGCGAACATGTTTACCTGACCGCAAAAAGACTTTAAAGCTTTATATTTCATGGCTTAACTCCTTATGATGCTTTCATTACGAGTTTGGAAATCTTCTGCTGATCTTCAACCTTTGAGTCAAATTCAAACCAGCCTACTACTCCAACTGCATGCTCATCAGCAAATTTTTCTCTAAGAACCTGAATATTCAGCTGTTCTGAGAACTTGCTTGCAAGGCCTGACATATCTCCGTAGATGATTGCTGTGTTTCCTGCTGCGATTTCTGGCATGTTATCCGAAACGTAAACAGGTTTTCCAAGTAATACCTTACCAAACGGAGCTGTAACATCATCCTGAAGGATGTATCTGCCCTCCTGGTCTTTAAGCTTTCTTAAAGCTGTTCTTGTCTTTGATGACATAAGCCACATAGCGTCATCCTGGTATTCATCAATTACCGCATCCTGAACATCAATAAGTTCGTCTGCTGTGATTGCGTTTGTTGCTGCAGCTGTTACTACATTAGTTGCACTTGAAAGACCTTCAACCTTGTTTTCTGTTCCATTTAAGAGTTCTCTTTCGATGAATCTCTTGATAGCGCGAGCCATACGTTTAACAACATAGTCTGTAATGTTGAACTTACTGTTGTTAACAAGTGAAAGTGAGATTTTTGAAAGCGCACCGGCAAGGAAACCGTCAAGTTCAATTGTTACAAACTTGCCGTTTGAGCTTGCAAGCGGTGTAAATTCTGACGCATAAGCAACTTCAATGTCAGTAGTTGAATCATCATAGCAAGGAATCTGAATCTTGCCCGGTACATTGTATTTTGTTGTTTTTTCAAGAATCGGGCAAATTGCGTAAACTTTTTCAATAATTTTGTTTGCGATTGTTGTAGGAATAGTTGCGCCTGCTGAATTTACAGCCGGTGTAAGTTCACCATCTCTTGTATTCATCGGTGTTCCTAATGCCATTGAGCGAATATATTCCTCAAACATTCTTTCCTCTTTAGCTTCAACTGACTCTTCATCAGCTGCTGCCCCGGCATCATCTTTCTTTTCCATTGTTTTTTCATCTTCAAGGGCTTTGTCAATTTCTAAAGCTCTTACGATTTTCTTAACGTTTTCGTTGATCTCATCAAGTTCTTTCAACTCTTCAGCAGTAAGCTCTCTTTCCTCTGCTTTGGCAGCATTCAAGATTTCTTCTGAACGTGTGATGTAGTCATTTTTCTTTTCTTCTAAGTACTTCATTGACATTTTTAGTTTTCTCCTTTCATTTCTCTAATCATTTTTTCAAACTTTGAATAGTCAATTTCTTTTTTATCTTCCGGTTTTTCCGGTGATAAATCCCTTATATGCATTCCGGTCACAAACGGCTGTGACATATAAAGCGCTTTGTCATCCCTTGACTGGATAAGAGTTCCCTCATATGCCGGGGAATGATTATCATCAAGGATTGATACTTCCCTTAAGTCAAGGTCTTTAACCAGTCTTAAAGGCGTTTCGTCTTCGGTTCTTTCTTCCACTCCTTCAGGAACGTCATAAAAGCCGAAGGACCAACCAACTAACTTTCCTTCTTTTGCTTTTTCAATCACTTCGGGATCTGTTATTGTGGCTCTTGCATGAAGCCCGATGGAATCCTCTTCAAGCTCTAAATTTGTTTTTGTGGAGCCTAAATCCCTTGACCATTCGTGATTAAGCAAAATATGTACGTCATCATTTCTTTTCAACGCACTAAAAAACGCACCCTTGCAGATGCGCTCAATGAAATAACCGAATCGGCTTTTAAGCGGTTTAGAATTGCGCTCGATTGCGTTTACGTAGCCGCTTATTTCTACGCTGTCGGCTCTGATGGTGATTTCCATTCGCTTCCTCCTTCGTCTGTTTTTATTAACTCTTGTGTTTCTTCGTCGGCATCTCCGACATTGCCTATGGTGTCAGTATTTGGCGTATAATATACGTGTTTAATCGTGTCATAAAGCACTGCTCCAAGTCCCACGTTAACCACGTCTAAGCCCTCAATCCAGTTAAGGTTTTCTTCTCTACGGATTTCATTCAAAGTTAAAAATCCGGTATCTTTTGCCAGCTTGTAAGCTTCATAACGTTCTTTCAAGTTGGCTCTTACAACTTCTTTTGTATCA